TGATCCTGAAGGACTAGTAGAGCTGATAAATTTATTTCTTGATAGAATGACCAAAGTTATTTTAGCAAATGGTGGTACAATAGATAAATATATGGGCGATTGTGTAATGGCATTCTGGAATGCACCTCTACCTTGTGAAAATCACGCAGAAATGGCACTCAAATCAGCTATGCAAATAGAACTACTCACCGAAGAACTCAATAAAGATTTAAAAGAACAAGGGTTAGACTTACCTCCTGTAGTAATAGGCACAGGAATCAATACAGGACCCTGCATCGTTGGTAACATGGGTAGTGAGTCAAGATTTGACTATAGCGTAGTAGGAGATGCCGTTAATCTAGGAGCAAGACTGGAAGTTCAAACTAGAACTTACGACACTCCCATACTTATATCAGCCTATACACATGCTCAACTAGAAAACATAGAATGCATTAGACTAGATGAGATCAAGGTGAAAGGTAAAGACGAACCTGTAGAGATATTCGCACCGCTATTTGGTTCGGAAATAAGAAAGTTACAGAAAACGTAAACATCAAAAAAATAATTCTTGACTTTCCGTTAAGAATTTGGTAAAATACACTATAGAATTTTTAAATTCAAAGCAACTAGGGCACATAAACAATGGACAATGACGAAGACTTAGACACTCGTTTTACTACTCACGAAGCCGTCTGCGCTGAACGCTGGAAAACTGTATTTAATCAGTTAGAAGGTATCGAAGCAAGATCAGGTAAAAGATTTGATAGAGTAGGAGACTCCGTAAATCGTCTAGAAACAATTCTTATTAGCGCTGCAGGAGCAGGGCTACTGGGAGCTGTGGCAGTCATCTGGACATTCATTAATATGTCCTAACAATTAAGGAAAAATATGAAAAAATTATTGGCAATATTAATTGCACTCCCTATGCTTGCATTCGCAGGCGTAAGCCCAGAGATCGGATATTCGTCCGACTATATATGGCGAGGACAATCCCAATCTTTGGGTGCAGGTTCTCTACATAGTGGACTACTATTTGAGTCAGATTCTGGCTTTTATACAGGAGCTTGGGCAGGTCAAGTTGATTTCGGAGATGATACAGCTTCTTGGGAATATGATTTATATGGTGGATACGTTCTTAATGTATCCAATAAAATAAGCTTAAATGCGGGTATTATACAGTACAGATATGATGATAAATCTATTGATAAAACTGAAGAAGCTTTTATTATAGCTAGCAGCGATAGAGGTAGCTTTAGCTACTATGTTGATACGGACGATTCCGATGCAAGTTATATAGAAGTTGGAGTTAATGTACCTTTTATTAAAGTAGTAGATGTAGCTTTCAACGTTGGTGAATTTAAAGATGAAACTCGTTGGACGGGTGTATCTTTTGAAAAATCAATGGGTAAAGTTTCACTTAGCCTAATGATACTGGAAGAAGCAAAGAATGGTCAGTTTTCTGACAATGTTTCTTTAGGATTTACTTATAGTATCTAATGGCTTATTCGGATAAAGTAGTAAAACGTTTTGAGGACATACTAAAGAATCCAGAAGCGCACAATGTTGGACGCTTTGACCCCTCAGACCCTAATATAGGGACTGGCATGGTTGGAGCCCCCTCTTGTGGAGACGTTATGAGACTGCAACTACAAGTTACAGATAACGTAATAACAGACATAAAATTTAAAACTTACGGCTGTGGCTCAGCAATAGCGAGTTCTGGTGAGTTAATTGATATGCTATCGGGCAAAACGCTGGAACAGGCGGAGGACATCACAAATAAAGATATAGCTAACGCATTGTCTCTACCCCCTATCAAGCTTCATTGCTCCGTATTAGCAGAGGAGTCCATAGAGCAAGCAATTGCAGACTATAGACGTAAAGATAATTACAGGAGTAGTAATCATGGTTGAATATGAAACCAAAATAGCAAAACCCGCAGCAGAGCCAGTGGCTCCAACGAATAAAGTAGACGTCTATGAAAGTAGAGGACTGTGGAAGTTTCGTGATGCAAGTGGTAGATTGCACAAATTTAAAACAAAAGAGGAGGCTTACAAAGCCTTAGAGAAAAATGACTAAGTGGTATACAAAAATTAGGAATGTATTGAATGGTTCAGATAAAAACTGGGACGGTTCAGTTGATATTCATGATAAGATGATAGCTGCTAAACAAAAATCAAAGACCTTTGCAGAAGCACAGGAAGAGGCGTCTAAAGACGCTAAGGAGAAATAGATGAGAGCAATTAAATTGTTATCAGCAAAAGAAGCAGCAGGCAATAGTTTTGCCAATGGATCTACTATAAATGGAGCCTCTAAAGTATTGTGTCAACATACTGGAGGTACTGCAGGAATTATATCTGTATTAAATGCAGCAGGAACAGTTGGACACACATGTAATTTAGGTGCGGCAGGTAGTGGAGATGCTACAATAATTTTAGCAAAAAAAACTACTGATGTAATGTATGCAAATCAGGGTAGTATAGAATTTGTAGCTTGTTTAACTGAGGCATAATCATGTCAGCTCGTAAGAAGTTAAAGACCAGTCGTACGCAACGACTCGGCAAAAGAGTTAGCGCTTCAAGAAGAAAAGCTAACAAAAACCGTACTTCTTATCAAAAATATAAGAAGACACGAACACTACGATTAGGGAAAAGAAGTTAATGGTAGAAGATATAGATTTAAGATACATGGACGAGGGTTGGTTAGATAATCTCTCAAACTCCGCAACAAAAGTTCTAGACCAAGTAGACAGAGCGTCTCGAGAGTCAGGAGAACTTTCACCAGAAAACCTACAAATGGCATCATTATGTGGGGGCTTTTTATATTTATACCATCTTGCACAGTCCCATCAAATCATTCATTCATCAGATAATACAACAATACATTGACACTAGAAATTAGTCGTAAAGACATTATAGGGGGCGAACTTGTCCCGTATACAGCTGAAGAAAGATTTATTAAATTACCAATAGAACCTTATATGGATTTATTGGGGGTAACTCCTATTGCATCACAGTATGCAATTATCAATGCAATCAATAATCCTAAGTATCGTTTCATATGTGGAGCGGTATCTAGACGTCAAGGTAAAACTTACATTTCAAACATAATAGGGCAACTCACAGCTCTAGTACCAAACACGCACATATTAATTATGTCACCTAATTACTCTTTATCTCAAATATCATTTGATTTACAAAGACAGTTAATTAGGCACTTTGACTTGGAAGTGACAAAAGATAATGCAAAAGACAGAGTTATAGAACTATCTAATGGTTCTACTGTTCGTATGGGATCAATTAATCAAGTTGATTCTTGTGTAGGTAGATCATATGACTTAATAATATTTGATGAAGCAGCTCTTGTAGATGGTAGAGATGCTTTCAATATAGCACTACGTCCTACACTTGATAAGGAAAATAGTAAAGCTATATTTATATCTACTCCTCGTGGTAGAAATAATTGGTTTGCAGACTTTTTCTATCGTGGCTTTACAGATGAATTTCCAGAATGGTGTTCCATAAGAGCCACATACCATGAAAACCCACGCTTTAGTGAGGAAGATATAATAGAAGCCAAAAGAACTATGTCAGGAGCAGAGTTTGCTCAAGAATATATGGCTGACTTTAATACTTATGCAGGTCAAATATGGACTTTTGACTATGAGAACTGTGTAGCGGATCTATCAGAATTAGACACCAGTAAAATGGACGTTATAGCAGGATTAGATGTGGGATATAAAGACCCAACAGCATTATGCGTACTCGCATATGATTGGGACTCAGAAAACTTTTATGTACTAGATGAATATTTAGACGCAGAAAGAACAACAGAACAACACGCAATACAAATCAGAGCGTTACAGGACAAATATGATATTGATTGGATTTATATTGATTCTGCTGCACAACAAACTAGATTTGATTTTGCACAGAATTATGATGTAAGTACTATTAATGCTAAGAAATCTGTTCTTGACGGAATTGGGGAAGTAGCTAGTTTAGTAGATAATGATAAGCTAATTGTAGATCAACGATGTTATCATACCTTACAATGTTTAGACCAATATCAATGGGACCCAAATCCTAATTTAATGAAAGAGAAGCCAAAACATGATAAACACTCACACATGGCAGACGCGCTTAGATATGCGCTGTATACGTTTGAGACATCTGCCACAACTTTCTAAGAAGCACACCTACAAAAAAATGTTTCTTGACTTTATCGTGTTAATTTAGTATAATACAAGGTAAGAGAAAAATAAATGAATCTTAAAAGAGACTTAGTTAAATACGTCAGAGACAGAGCAAAGTCAAAGTACGACAAGGGAACGGAATGTCGGATTTGCGAAAGTACGGAAAACCTCGACTTCCATCACTTCTACGGATTGACGGAACTGTTAGAGAAGTGGTTGAGAGAGAACAAGTTAAACATTCAGACCGCTGAAGAGATAATGGACGTACGCGATACATTTATAGAACAGCATTTATTGGAACTATACGAAGAGGCTGTAACTCTTTGTCATAATCATCATTTAAGATTACATTCCATTTATGGAAAGAGACCACAATTACACACAGCCCAAAAACAAAAACGTTGGGTAATAAAACAAAGAGAAAAATATGGCATGGTATGACCGATTTCTAGGTAGAAGTACTCTAGATGCAGACGAAAAAAATAACCCTTCGCAATACTTAATGAGTAGAGAAGAGGGGCTATCCGTTGGCACAAGAGAAGTTGTTACTCGTTACCGTGATGCATATGAGAAATTAGAAGTAGTCAATCGTGCAGTAAATATTGTTGTTGATGATGTTGCAGAAATACCAGTAGATGTAGGACCAAAAGTAGCAGGACTGAATCCAGTATTTAAAAATATTAGAAAGGTTACTGTCGCTAATTTACTTAATGTTCAACCAAATGCCTATCAAGATATTAATACGTTTAAAAGAAATCTGATAACCGATTATTTAATTGATGGCAACATATTTATTTACTTTGATGGACAAGGCTTGTATCATTTACCAGCTGAAAACGTCATAATAGAAACAGACGAACAAACATACGTTAGCAAGTATACGTACGACGGGATTATAGACTATCTTCCGTCAGAGATTATTCATGTAAAGGAAAACTCATTTAACTCTATTTATAGAGGAGTTCCAAGACTAAAGCCCGCATATAGAACTATGCAGTTATTAGCAAGCATGAGAAATTTTCAGGATAACTTCTTCAAGAATGGAGCAGTTCCAGGATTAGTACTTAAGAGTCCTAATACTTTAAGTGAAAAGATAAAAGAACGTATGCTAGCTGCTTGGAGAGCCCGTTACAACCCGAGCACAGGAGGGAGACGACCTCTAATTTTAGATGGTGGTTTAGAAATAGATAACTTGACGGAGGTTAACTTTAAAGATTTAGACTTCCAAGCAGCGATAGCAGCAAACGAAAAAATTATACTACAGGCAATAGGTATACCACCTTTGCTATTGGATAGTGGGAACAATGCAAACATTAGACCTAACCATAGATTGTACTACTTAGAAACAGTACTACCTATAGTAAGAAAATTAAACTTTGCATTTGAGCGTTTCTTTGGATTCGATCTTTCAGAAGATGTGAGTGAAATACCCGCATTACAGCCCGAATTGAAAGACCAGGCAGCATATTACAGTACTTTAGTTAATACTGGAATTATGACGCCAAACGAAGTCAGAGAAGCAATGAGAATGGAGCCGTTAGAAGGGCATGACGACTTAAGAGTGCCTGCAAATATCGCAGGCTCAGCAGCGAATCCATCGGAAGGTGGAAGACCTGAACAAGAAGAGGAAGAAAACAATGGCGAATAAAAAAATAGTTTTAAAACAACTAGCAGATTATTTTGCAAAGAAGGGAAAGTTCCTATCACCAGCGGAATATAAAGCTGCAGATGATGCACCTATTAGATTTATTCTTGCTAAGAGACCTTTCGGTTCTTGGTCAAGAGTAGGGTCAATGATACGGACAAATTTTCCTGAGCAATGGGAAAAAGCTAACAGTACTGCACCCGCAGCACCAGTTGCTCCAAAAGTTGCGAAAGCGCCCAAAGCGCCTAAAGCACCCAAAAAAGCTGCTACGGCTAAACAGCCTAAAGCAAAATAAAGGGGAATAATTATGCAAAAGATTTTTAATATAACATCAACTTTCAAATCTGTTGAAGAAGCAGAAGATGGGAGCGTAAATATCAAAGGATATGCCAGCACTAACGATACAGATCGTGCGGGAGATGTTATTAAAAAAGAGGCATGGGAGAAAGGAGGATTAGATAATTTTGGCAATAATCCTATTATACTTTTTAACCATGACTACAATAGACCTATCGGCAGAGCCACCTCATTAGAGACTGACGAAAGGGGACTAAAGATTACCGCGAACTTATCAAAAAGTGCTGGCGATGTAACAAATTTAGTGAAAGAGGGTATTCTGAGAGCATTCAGTGTCGGCTTCCGCGTTAAAGACGCAGATTATATGGAAGAAGGCGATGGATACTTAATAAAAGATGCGGAGTTGTTTGAAGTAAGTGTGGTATCCGTACCCGCTAACCAAGCAGCCACCTTCTCTGTGGCTAAGTCTTTTGACACGAAGGAAGAATATTCTGAGTGGAAGAAGCAATTTGTCAAAAAACCCGAGGCCATTAAGCCTCAAGTTAATACAGACGTAAAGTCTGTCTTCAAGGAAAATATAATGTCAGAAAATAAAGACTTTAATCTTGAAGAGTTTGCACAGAAAGTTGCTAAAGAAACAGCTGCAACTATTGCGATGCAACAAGCGGATACTAAAGCGAAAGCATTGGTTGAAGAACAAGCCGTCGCAGAGAAAGCAGTTGCCGAAAAAGCAATCGAAGATGCAAGACTCGAAGAAAAGAAAGCTGAAGTAACAGCTATTATCGAAGCAGGAACATCTGGAGCGGAAACACTAGTTTCTGACCTAGAGAAACGCATTGATAGTAAATACTCTAACGTTGAAGAAGTAGTAGAAGGCTTAAAAGCTGAACTACGTGAAAAATCTGAAGAAATCTCGCAAATCCGAGAGTCCAAAAGAATATTTGGTGAAAGACAAAAGGGCGGAAACGCACTTGAAGCTTTCTCTAGTGATCTAGAAGACGCTTGGTTACTTGGTAAAGCTACTGGTAAAGGGCTTAACACTAAATTTGCGCAAGATACAATGGAAAAAGTTAACACCATGTCTGGTGTTGATGTTTCATCTGCTGATTTTGAACAAACAGTTTCAACTAACATTGAAAGAGACATTCAGAACGAATTGATACTAGCCCCTCTATTTAGAGAGATAGCCATGACTTCTGCAACTCAAATATTACCAATCCTACCAGATGCAGGGTATGCTGAATTTACAGCTAACCAAGCAGCTACAGGATCATCACCTCATGGTAACTTAGACATGAGATCAGCAACATATGCTGATAGAGCTGGTGTGGTAATGACTGAGAGAACTCTTTCAACTAAAAAATTGATCTCACAATCATACTTA